TTGCCAGTATCAACATTCTTGATCCCAATGGTTTGTATAGTCCCATTGAGCAAAAGAGAAGATAAAGAGTCGATTGGATAACCTAAATCGAAGGTTGTGCGCGTTCCATCTCCAACAAAGCTGATAGGTTGGGGGATAATATCTATACCGCCCGTTGCCCACTGGCTGTTTCTGTACTGATCACTGACATTCTCAACGCTCACACCTTGTACTAGCACATCTGTGTTGACTAATACAAATGGCGCTGGGACTGCTTGATGCTTCTGGAAAGCTAAACCGTTTCCAAAAACCTTCCACCAGAAATTACCGGACTGCTTACAACAATCATCCAGGATACTACCAATGGTTATGCGATTATTATTCAGCACGCTGTAATTGGTTTGTGGGATAAGCGCGCCTGATTGAATACTTGGATCTCTGACTGACAAAGAAAGAATATTCAACTGAGGGGTAACTGTTGGGTCAGTAGAGGTAAACCTCACACGGCTTGCCACCTGCATCTGAGTCACATCTTGACCAAAGTATTGGATACGGAACAAGTAGAAATGCGCGCTAGAGCCACCGCCTGTATTATCATTTCTAAAACCTGCAAAACCCGCGCCGGTGATCGTGTTGTTTATATCAACAGTTTGGGCAATATTGGCTCCATCCATGATGATAATAATATTGGAGCCGGTCATGATAACCCTGAAGACGTGAGGCGTTCCCCGAACAAAACTGATTGCATAATCGCTATCAATTTGCGTTGCCGTCCCAGCGCTGGTAACAAACAACCGAATGGTATTTGGATGGTTAGCTGAACTGGTATCATGGATGGAGACATAATAGAAATTTGACTGATCCTGCCAGCGAAAGACAAAGCCGCCGTTGTCTGATTGGTCCATAACAAACGACTCGTCAACGTCAGCACCTATCACCGGACTGTTATACAAGAGATGCGCGTTAACACCGCCTGAGACCTCCAATCGCTTCAATGCGGTATTCCATACCCAGGTTGCTATGGTTCCACCGGCTTTACACGTTGATGTGTAGTTTATAGATGTGTTTTTTGAGAAGTCATCAACGACGCTATCAGTTTGTGTGAATATTCCGGCTATGGCCGCTGAACCTGAAGCGCCTGAGCCGACTTGCGTTTCTGTTACTTGATCTAGCGTAGTGTCTATGTAGATATTGGTATTTGGTGGCTGTAAGCCTTGCCAAGAAACAAGCGCACTACCGGCTCTACCTACCCCTTGCAAGGGTAGAAAGACAGATGATCTCGAGCCCGAGCTGGAATACTGGCTTGTCACCCAGGCTGTGAGGCCGTGTAAAACAGGCGTGTCACTAGCAGTAGCTGCTTGCATCTGTACTTTCAATTGCAACGTGGCACTCACATAGTGCGTTCCTATCACAATTCCCGGAATTGGCGCCCCATTGGTGCAGTTTGTATACGCTCCGCCGTTGAAACTAGCCTGAACATTCAGGTAATCCCCTGCAAGGGTGGATGCGTCCCAGAATAGAAGATTGTTGCCGGCGGTAAAGGTTCCTAGTGAGATGCTTGGAGAGGTCCAGGTTGGGCCTGAGAATGTTCCTGGACCCGGATACACGCCGTTGGTTGGCATAATCCCGAAATTGTCCCAGTAGCACGTTTGATCCCCGCCTGAATTGTTATAAATCCTCAGTGCAATGTTCCCAGCCGCTCCAAACGTGGCATCAGTCACATTGAAATACAAGACTCCGTCCAGGTAAACTTTGTGATTGGTTCCCGAGGCGATAATAGTTAATGTATGCCATTCACTGCTGTTTAAAGCAGGTGAGAAGGTAAATGGAGACGGTGCAATGGTTGTATGCGTATTTGTGACGTTGTTTGTTCCACGGCCTATGTTCAGGCTTGTGGTGCTAACATCGACAACATACGCGCCAGTATTCGGTAAACTGTCCCAGTAGGTTGTACGATACTCCATCCCAACGAAAACATTGGCTGCTGGCACTTGAATATCAACCGACATGATGAAATCTTGCCAGGTACTTGCGAAATCAAGCCTCGAGCGTGCGACATTGCCAGTTGTGGCGCGCAAACTTCCAGCATACTTATACGTTGACTGTAAGCCCGCTGCACCTCCACCAAACAATGTTTGGTTCGCAATCGATGCATCATCCCAGTTGTGCAGGCTGGAATTCAGCGTCAAATCTCCGCCCGACGTCGCTAACATCGCGTTAATAGCGCCAATTGTGGAAAATGTTCCTGTATTCCAGTCGGTTTGCGTGTCATATTTCTGGCGTGTGGCGGTTTGCGTAGCTGCATACGCTGGATTAACTGTCCAGGTAATGTTCGAGACTTGCGGCGTAGACGTTGGATCCTTGCCAGTAATGTTCATCACTATCTTCGTGGTGATATTGCGACTGGTGAGAGGCGCACCAAGTGGAATATTCGCGATCGCTGTTTGATTGGACGCGCTTTGATACGTTGCCGCGCCATCAACTGATGTGTAGACCATGAGACCTGTATTCGCTGGCTGTGTCGCTATCCACGAAACAAGAGAAGACTGATAGATGCTTGCCGCCTGCATCGAATTGCCAGCACTTACCCGCGTGCCAGTCTTCTCATACACTGTAACTGGATTTAGCTGAATGTTCGCATAACCAACGTTTGAAACTTTTGCTGAGAGGTTTGGAAAGCTGATTAAAGGACTGATGACTCCGGAATTGCCAAACAGGTTTTGTGTAATTGTGCCTGAACCGTTTTGTATCCACACATCATAAAAATACGCCTGGTAAGTACCTGCATTATCACCTTCAAACGAGACGTCAACATAACTAAGCGACTTTCCAGCTATCTTTGTAAGGTCGATCTGGCGTACGTACCATTGATCGTTCGCGAAGCCTGAAAGATCAGTATTTGGATGCGCTCGCAGTCCGTTCTGATCAAAGATATAACCGCCAAGTCCTGAACCGTCGTTGAAATCTCGTATGCTTGTTCCATCCGAGCAGATGCCATCTACACCCGCTGCAATCGTTGGCGAGTCGCTATTAATCCACACTTTATAACACAGCTTGTCACCGCTTACGATGGTGTAAGAGCCTGACCAAATCTTGTAGTAAGCATAAGCGTTTCCATAACCTGAGCTACAAACGCCGGAAAATGATAGAGCAGGATGCGCGTTAAGCTGGAGAATATCACCATTGGTCATTGTGCCGGAAAGCGTACCAGCGTTCCAATTGGCCGCCGTTTTTTCTGTTTTGGTAACAAGTACCCCTGCAAGGGCTAATTGGAGGGCTCCACCGTTGGCTGTATTTACGGCTGTCGTGTTGTTCTGTTGGCCTTGCTGCCAGGCAGCTACATCTTGATCAGTGTCAACGGCATAGTTCGCTGTGATGCCCTCATCCTTCAGCACAGTATCGATCAGTTGAACCACAAAATCACCGGCATAGATATTTTGCCGCTCCGGCCCTGAGTAGTACCGCTTGAAGGGGATATAGCTTCCGTCAACACAGTGAATGGTATGAAAAAGGTCAACATTTGGCGGAAAGTTTGTTTTCGTACTATCGTTGATGTTTCCTGAGAACGTGTAACCATTCACATCATCAGTAATTTGAATTGGCTGGCCTGGCTGATAGTCAGCGGTTCCTGTGAGATCATGAATAGTGGCTGTTAAGACAGAGCGCCCGTCCGCAGTCTCTTCAGGTGTGGCTGAACCTTCCAAGACAATCACTGGAGTATTTGAAATGGCAGCACTAACAGCCATCTAAGTCACCCGCCTTGCCTGGTGAAGTCGTACCATACGCGCCTGGTGGCTACCTGCATGTGCACCTAACTCCTGACCATCGATATGTACGTGCAGCTCCCAGACAGGCGGCTGGCTACTTGATGACCCTTGCAAGGGTGCCTGTGTCATGGAGGAAGAATAGCCCCCAGGTTCCATGCCGTGAGGGTACACATGCGCTCCGCCTGGCAGTACAACCTTTTCAGGCCCTCGCTCACCTACTGTGTACACGCCTGTTGTTGGCACGTCGCCACCTTCAGCGTACGCTTTCATATTACCGTGGACGGCACCAGGCCCGCCATTGATGCCGATATCAACCGTGGCGTTGATTGGATGCCCTGCGATGTAATCCGCCACGTCATTCCAGTAGCCAATAGCGTATTGGTCAAAGCTCGCAAAATCACCAATTCCTCGATCTTTCAAGCCGTCCAACATGCGCATAGCGTTACTGGAAAGTGTTTGCATACTTCCCAAGCCGTTCTTAGACATGTCCGAGAAACTACCTGACACATTCTTATTCATGTCAGAAGCTGACTTGGACAGACTCTTAGATGTGCCATCGCCTGACGCCGTGATTTTGCCGAAATTCAGACCGAACAAGCCGGCTAGCGCTGCAAGAGAACCACCTGAAAGAGAATTGATAAAATTCAGCGCACCCTTGATCATATCAACGATCCCATTCATAACCGCCTCTACATCGAGACCCATCTTTTCAAAGTGGCCAGAGAAAAAGTCAGCGAACAGCGCGATCCCACCGGCAAGAAACTGCAATGATCCTGATATCACCTGAACTATTCCACCAAACGCCTGGATGATAAACTGCCAAACCTTTGACAGAACTTGCATCCAGAGCCAGAGCGCGGCCACAATCACCACCCCAATATCTTCAGCAATCCATCCAAGCGTCGGCATAAGTGGACGCAGGGAATTATCTAAATCCTGCCAGGCTGGGATAACTTGACTTTGAATAGTTGTTTGCAACTGCGTCCAAACAGGAAGAAAAGTATCGTATAGGAAAGTGCCAATTTGCTGCATCACGCCCCATACTTGCATTAAGCCATCCCACGCCTGGATAGCCGTATCATGAATAGATGTCCCGGCTTGCTGGAATTGCGAACCGCCATCCTGGAAGCCTCGCAGCGCCTCCAAGAAGATATTTGCAGCCGCCGCCGCCTGTCGTAAGGCATCGGTAATATTAGCCGTTTTTGCGCCTGATATGGTTTGCATGGCCTGTTTAAATGGCCCTGAAATAGCATCAACAAGTGGTCCAAAAATTTCACCTAATGTTTTCCCCAAGCCGGCAAACTCAGGCGATTTAATAGCAGCGATCACCGCCCCTATGGCATCGGCAGCCATTTTGAGCGCACCTCCAACTTTTTGCCCTACGTTGGTCGCGAAATCCTGAAATCCTTTGGATGAAACCAGATTCCCGAGAGTAGTTAAAGACCCTTTTGCCTGTTCAAACAATGGCCCGGTAAACGCACGCCACGCAGCCCCAATGTTATCTTTGAAAGTGGAGAGAAGACCGTTAAACGTCTGACTCTGAGCTTGCATTCCACCACCAAAGGTCTTTTCCATGCCCTTTCTGAGCATTTCTATGCCTTCATTGGCTGGAATGAGCCCCTTCTCTACCATATCCCTGATCACGGATACAGGCTTATGCATTTGATCAGCAAGTATCTGAAACCCGTTGATACCGACGCTCGTCAATTGCATCAGATCACCAGTCATAAGGTGTGTTGTACTATGCATCTGACCAAAGACATGCACAACCTGATCAAGATTAGCCGCTGTATTCGCCCCTAAACCAGATAAAGCATCACCAATAGCGGTGAGTAGTGGCTTTGTCTCTCTGAGTGGAAACTGAAAAGCAAGTAACTTTTGTGTTGCGTCTGCCAACTCAGGAAACTCGAAAGGGGTAGCCGCGGCAAATTGCTGGAGATCTTTTAATTCAGCATTAGCCGCTGATGATGAACCCAACAACTGCTTGAAAGCAACGGTGGTTTGCTCCATCGAAGCGTTTTGTCCAATGAGCGCTCCGCCAACTTGCTCAGCTATCTGGGTAAACATTTGCAAGCTAAAAATAGTCATGCCCGGTGTATTGCCAAAATCGAGTAGTCCGCCAGCCATACCGCGCATACGACCCATGAAGCCGCTACCAGCTTCAGAAACCATATTTAAGCCACCGCTAAAGCTTTCTCTGAGCGACATACCAGAGC